ATCATCTCCCCACTAGCAAATATGCTATCCAGATCGTCGTCACTGCGGATAAGCACACAACTAGAAAACTGTTTAGTCGGAGTGCCAAGGCCAGCCAGGACAGGTGTAGCAAGAGTAAATAGACCATCTGACGCACAGTTGTAATACTCTTTGATGTAACGCATACGGGCCGATCCAGGTTCTTCTTTATGAAACACAGTAGCGGCCGCAATAATATACCTAACTTGTGGCGTCTCATAGATCTCTTTTGTTGCGCGATTGCGAACAAGATACTTCTCGATAAGTTGTTCAATTGCTGCATATGAATATTGTTCATCCTTGTCATGGTCCAACATGTCATTCATACGGTTCCATTCTTCTTCACTATACCACTCGAGAAGTTCAGCTGTATAAAGACCTGTTGCTACATTTTTCTTTACAATTTCATAAAGATGTGGAGGATCATAGTCACCGTAGACATCTTTGCGCAACATACTCAAGCGTTGTTTACCAGCTACGAATTGATAATTGGTGTGCCCAATGTCTGGATTACTTTCCACATCAATAAGATCAACTATGGCTCTTAGTGTAATGCCATCGATCTCTTGTGTTGTAATTCCATCATAAAAATGTAATTGTGCTTTTATTTCTATCATTGACTGACTAACGTCAGCAATGCCTTGACAGACTTTAGCCACTTGGGCCTGCCACTTTTCAATCTGCAGTGGCTCTTTTAGTCCGCTTCTTTTAACTACTGTAATCTGCGTCATCCTACTCTCTATCTAAATTGTGTTACTGCTATTTTATTTGTTGTTGCTTCAACTGCCGGCGGATTTTTACTTCTTGGAAGGTATTTACGACGCTGTCAGGGTTCCAATTAAGTATATATTTTTCTTTTGCAACTAGGACTAAATTATCGTTCTCTTCAGTTAAAACCAGCTCTGCATCGGCCATATCCGCACGGTCTAGTAAACTTATAGTATACAGGATTCCTAGTCCGCGAGCAAGATCGCAATAAACATTGTCGCTCAAAAGTTGCCAAGGATCTGGCCATTTGGGCTGATCATCCCAGTGTAGATAATAAGGTTGCCAGGGAGTTTGAAACCACCAAGCATTAATTTCTTCAAGAGAGGATTCCAAAGTAAGATTGCGGCATTGCTCGCGCAATCGACTCCAAGACTCTAATCGATCAGTAAAGTTTGTAGACCAGGTCAAGCTAGATAAGTCACTGAGTAATAAATTGTGCCGTCGGCAGTTTGGTCTGTGGCAGAATAATCTAAACTACAATTGGTGCCGGTTTGACTAACAGTTAATGTAATGCCGGTATCACTATTTTGGACATTGTTATCTGTAAAAGTCGGTGATCCAGATCCAGTATTTGAAGCCACTAGTATTGTGCCTGTGCGATATTCTGCGTTTCTAATAATTGTATAATCAACTTTAAAGGCCTTGGCAATGTTGGTGCTGAAAGTTGTGATTGATCCAGAACTAGCATTCCTTAAAGTAAAACTTGCTCCACTCAACCGTGTGTATGTTCCTTGACTCAGTTGCTCGCCATTGGTCGTTGCTATACTAAGTGTATTGTTTAAATTAATTCGGGCTACTGTGGCAGCATCTGCGTCACTGCGATCAAACATATCGCCTACACTGACATTGTTGCCGTTTTGAATATTGATAATTGGTGTGGCAGGATGTCCTGCGCCCAAAAAATGATTGCCTACATTATAAAAAATGTTGTATCCACTGGCATTAAGACTGACGTTACCAAGATTAATACCTTCAGCATATACGGTATCAAACAGATTGTTGACCATACGAACACCAGTTGGTCCACCATTGACCACCGATCCGGTTCCAAATTCAAATCCAGTATAAAGAGTATTCAAGTTGGATTGAGCAAAGGTAACACCTTTAACTTGTTGATTACTGTAGCTGGCCCAGACCAGTCCAGAAAATACACAGTTAGAAAAATTTATGCTTTCACATACTAAAGCATTGGTGCTGGCAAAACTAACACCAATGGATCCATTGCTGTTGTTTACAAGATTGGCTATGGTTGACGCTCCGCGGAATCCAACATTTTGAAATGTTACGTTGCTGGCATCCTGCACCAAGAACACACTGCCTGTGGGATTCAGATGTGTAAATCCCATGTTGGCAATGGTAATTGATTGTGGCGGAGTTGTTCCGCCATCACCTATGTTTACACCTGTTTGTTGTAGATTGTCTGCGGTCTGTGCCACATAAGCACTGACACCAGAATCCATTGTAATCACAGAATTATTATTGCCTTCACCATAAAGTGTGGCATATGGAGGAATATTGATTGGCCCAGTAACACGATACACACCTGCTGGGAAAAACAAACTACGACGTATCTGCGGATTTACTTCTCTACAAAATAATTGATACAGAGCATTGTTGATGGCTGCAGTATCATCGGTAATGCCGTCACCCACTGCGCCAAAATCCAATACACTGGCAAATTGATCTAACCAAGTTTGAAGACTCAAACTGGTAGCACCTGCTACAGCATATCCTGCGGCTTGACCTTTGTATGTATAGGTATTGGTAAAATTTAAAATATCACTGTATTCTGTTAGAATTTCAGTGTTGCCAATCACTGGTGCGCCATCTTGAAGCGTGCCGTTTCCAATCCAAAGTTGCCGTGTATCTGTGCTCCAGCCCAATTCAGCACCAGCTAGTTGTGGTAAATCTGCGGCCAGGCCTTTACGATTAGTGATTTGTGAGATTTGGACTATTGCCATTTACGCTATTCCTTAATATTTTATATTTAGCAATTTTAGGCTTGTAAGTAATACAGTTCCAAGCGTCGCCACCATTGGTCTGCCCAATAGTCAAAATCTTTGGATTTTAGTATAAATTCTTGGTAAACAGGACGGGCTAGCGGATTGCCCATGTCATCAACTGGTGGTTTTACACACATTAAAACTACACCTTTACGTATGTTGGTTCCGTAAACTTCGTTATGCGCTAACGCATAGGCCACTAGTTGCAAATAGTAATCTTCAATCCATTCTTCTCGTTTGGGTTTATTTGTTTGTTTATAGTCCAATATGCTTTCTTCATTTAAGTGTAGGCCGCATCCGTCGGTGGTTCCTGCATACAGGCTGGGGAAATACAAAGGAACTTCTACACCCCAGATTTCGTTGACATTTACAAGTCCATCTTCGATCACAGTCTGTGCCATAGCATGACTAGCCCAACCAAATGGGTTTGATCCTCGCTCCTTTAGTTGCCCTTGTTTGATATAATCTTCAAGATAGGTATGCATCCTGGTGCCGCGATTGGCAGCTTCGGTAGTAATTTTTTGTGCGTTTTCCGCGCCCACCCGCTTTCGCCACTCGTTGAGAGCGGCCTTCTTTTCTTCGGGTTTGGTTTTGTCCAGGACTGTTGTTACACTGGGTAACTTCTTTCCATCCGGGGTGGCATACAGGCGCTTGCCATCTTCTGTGACACGATTTAAAGGTTGATAATCAAATTTTGGGTTATACACGAAAACTTTCTCCGCATCCACAGCGGTCTTTCTCATTGGGGTTAACAAATTCAAACCCTTCGTTGAGTCCTTGACGCACATAATCAATGGTCATGCCATCAAGATAGGCTAGATCTTTTTTGTCGCTAAAAATATTCACATCGTTACTGGCCTGTATTACCAAGCCTGGCTCATTTTCACTTACTTGATCAACGTATTCAAGTATGTAAGCAAGCCCGCTACAGCCAGTAGTCCGAACACCAACACGTATGCCAACGCCACTACCACGGCGGGCCAGTTGTTGTTGTATTTTTTTCGACGCTGCATCTGTGACCTGTATCATTGTTTTTTTCTGTAGTCTTCTATCGCAGCCTTAATAGCGTCTTCCGCAAGTATTGAGCAATGGATCTTGACAGGTGGGAGAGCAAGTTCCTCTGCAATCGCAGAGTTTTTAATTGCTGCTGCCTCATCCAGCGTTTTGCCCTTGACCCATTCTGTGACCAGTGACGAACTAGCAATCGCCGACCCACAACCATAAGTTTTAAATTTGGCATCTGTAATAATTCCATTTTTGACTTTGATCTGTAGTTTCATTACATCGCCACATGCAGGAGCACCGACCATGCCGGTGCCTACGGTATCATCGATTTCCATTTTGCCCACGTTGCGTGGATTTTCATAGTGATCAATTACTTTGTCTGAATATGCCATATTATTTCTTTATCGGTGGGTTAGGTTGCGCAGGAGGCTTGGGTTGAGGTGCTGGCTGAACTGGTGCTGGTTTTAAACCATCAATCCACTGACGGATACCGGCAGCAGACGCAGGTAGCGCAATCAACATCATAAGGACAAAACACAACTTTCTCACTCGATTCTCCTATCTACATTATAACATGTAATAGTGTATTTACGACCTTTTTTGACTAGATTTGTTCTAGAGTATATTTCTTTTTGGCTTGATTTTTACTTACTGCAAACAGTCTATTTTTATAATCTAAACTTTCAGGGCAAAACTTACACTGCTCGATCTGATTGTCTATGTTAGTCAAAAACTCAGCACCACGTTCATTGAATTCCCAGGGAGATAAGGGCCGGTATGAATTGATTATGTTACGATCAGATTCTGAGATGTCAAACCGGTATTGCTTATCAAACTCAGGAAACAAGGCTGCCGGTCCGCACTTGTACAACTTGCCACGAATAAAATGATAATTCTTGTGTATGCGAAAGCCACAAGTGTTGTGTGCCACCTCAGGTCTACTGTTGTGCAGGGTAAATTGACCGCTATCGTTTAATTTTATAGCACTGTCATAGAAATCCCATTGTATCCACAACGGAATAGCAACTTGGTTTTCGTCTACCCAGCATACATGGGCACCAAATTCATTTCTAGGATCATCTTTATCTATTTTTATAATTTTACCTTGAAGAAACTTATGAACTTCTGCTTCAAATTCATCAATGGTATTTGGATTATGCCAACTGATGCCCATCCAATTGCCATTGGCTCGTAGGGCTTCATACAGGCCGCTGACCTTGTTAAGTCGGGTGCCATTTGACAGTATTTGGACGTTGCGTTTGAATATGCGATTGATTCCATAGACCCAGTCCAGGATGTCTGGATTGAGTAAAGGTTCGCCACCAAGGATCACTATGCGATCAATGTCAACATGTCGAGCCCATTCTTCATAGTCGGCTTCATAATCCGACCAACGTTGCCAGCCGGCAAATGAGTGATTATTGAAGCGGTTACAACCTTCGCATGTGAGATTACATACGTTGGTAATATAAAACTCAATTTTTGAGAATAGGTGTTTGTTCACAAGTTGTATTTAAAACGATTTAAGGGCGGCGCTTTATTATTGACGACGCTTTAGAGCGGCTTTGGCGTTGGAATCTACTACTGCACGAGCTTGATCTACACTCATGCCAGTGGTGGCTTCGGTGTCGCCTTTGAATCGAACCACACCAGAATTTGGTTCTAGGGGTTCAAGGATGTTGCTCAAGGGTTCTTGACTGATCAAGTCGCCTAGGTTGTCTGGAGTAACATTTACACCAAGACTTTTTGCTGCCTGGATAAAGGCGTCTTGACTGATTTGTTTGTGAGCAGATTCATCATCGGCACGTCCTGACAAAAACTTGCTTAAGGCCGCAAGTTTACCTGTGTCAGGATTGTTTTCAACAAATTCTCTAATTAACATTATCTACGAGAGCGACCCAACGTGCCTGTAGCGGGTTCAACGTTAGCAGCCATTTCAGCGTCAATATCTTCTTCGCCACCTGGTGCTGGAACTTCAGCATCAACCGCAACTTCTTCGCCTGGTGCTGGCATGTTCATATCTGCGCCAGGAATTTGTGGAGCTTGACCTGTTACTACACCAAGTGCGGCTTCTAACTGTTGTTTAGCGCCTTGTAAATTTTGTAATAAACCACTCAAGGCAACGCTGGCGTCACCGTTGAACTGACCAGCTTGATCAACACCAACTTCGTTTTTGATCTGGTCAACCAAGGCTGGTAAATCTTTAAACTGCATGGCACTGACCTGTTCACTCATTTTTTGAACTTGATCAACCATGTCCTGGCTGGCCAAGACCACTTGAGCCTGTTGAATCTCGCTGGCTTCACGCAGACCACGAGCATGTTTACTTTCGCCCATGGCCATTATAGGGTTATTCATTTGTTTTTGTAGGTCTTGAATTTCTTTTTGCTTTTGTTTGATAGCGTCTTGAATTTGACGTTTCTTTTCTTGCACTTGTGCTGCCATCATTCCGGCCTGCGCTTGTGGATTAGCTTGTGCCTGTGGCGCAGTAGCTACTGTTGCCAGGGCCTGTTCCATCATGACCAATTTCAAATAACTTGGATTTTGCTCACTGCTATGGAACTCTGGAGTTCTACGATGTTCAGCAATCAATGTGCGAACACGTGTAAGCATGCCGCGGGCTTGCGCTTGGGTCATTTGGTCAAATTTAATGCTATTGCCAAAGTAACTTTCAAATACTTTAGCGGCTTGTTTTGTTGGGCTGACTACGGCCAGTTCGTTGAGTTTCATCTTCAAATCCTCGTTGTTGAATATATTTAGCCCAGTTAACACATTTGGTCAGTTGATTCTCCATGAGCTTTTTCTGTATAATTTTGCTTTCTAGTTTGGTTAATATTATTTCGCGCAGAGCTGGGTTATTGCTATGATCGCCAATGGCAGCTCTTGTGGTAATATCGTGTGTAAGTGCGGCTAATTTGTTGTCCAGCGTTAATAATTCGCGGGCAGTATTATAGGCTTTGCTTTTGTCAGCAATGCACCAACTGAGTGCGGTGCGTGTGCTGTTAAAAACTCCTACCTCTGTAGCCGAACAAAATACTGTGTATCCAGGACGTTCTGCTCGAATGGCATAATGCCCAAAAACTTGATACATTCCTTTGTCAATTTGTAGTATTGTGTTAGGTATAAGATCGCGGAATTCTTGTCGAAACAAGCGATCAAACTCTTTGTCTGGAATCATTTTAAAACGTAATGAGATATGAGGTAGATTACTGATGCTGAAAGAAAACCAATGATTCCAATGCCCCAGCTGATTAATCTATCGTTGCCTTTTTCGGTCAGTTTGCTGACGCTGGATTTAACTTCTTTGACCATGTCGCAAAGTTCAGCAATATTGTGAGCCATAAGAGACATTTTATCTTCAAGTGCATTGTAGCGTTCAGCACATAATTCAACGTGGGCTTCAAGGCTTTTCTTTTCAATTTCTGTGGCTTCAACCATGTTTAATCTCCATCAACTATTTATGGAAATAGGTGCGAACCAAATATTCTGACGTGGACCTGCGGTTATTAAAAATGGGTCGATTTCTGGAAGATTGTCTAATTCTAGCAACATGGGCACACCTTCGGCATCCTCACGCAAAACCTGAACCGGATCTGATTCTGGGCCATAGACCCCTTCTGATTCAGTTTCAAATTCAAACATCCAGCGTGTGCCCGTGGTATCTCGCACAGATGTAGTCAATCCAAATAATTGAGTGCGCAGGCTTAATATCTGTATCAAAGTTTCCCAATTACGCTGTTGATTGCGAGCACGATTCCATTCGGTCGAGGACAAGGCCGACGATAATTTAAAATGTCCGGTTACGCCGGTGACTGTGATGTCAAATAGGGTCTGGCAGGCAAATTTCATTATGATTTCCTGCTTAATTCATAAAGCAATTCTACCTGTTGACACAAGTGATCCAGTTCAGGATCGTTGTGCCGAGCTTGGAATATGTCTACCCAGCGTTTTTGTGACGCTAGCTCAACCAGCTCACGTTGCAAGTCTGGATCTTGACTGTGCAGTTCTCTTTGTGCTTGTCCAGGACGACGAGCATAAACTGTGCGCCCACCATCTGGGCTTTCAAATATGGTAACTTCAGTAATTTTGCTAACCATCATGATAGTATTTAAGTTATAAAAACATCTCAACAAAAAACCTGCCGGAGCAGGTTTTTGTTTTTTACAAATCAGTAACTATTAAGAAACCAATGTTGTAAATGTAGCTGTGTTAGAAACGTTAGCTGTTGGGATACCAATAGCAGCATTTGCTGTTTGGCAAGCGGCAACAAACACAGATGTGTTAGCAAAAGCGCCTGTTGGATACACAGCAAAACTAATAACTGCTGGGTTTGGACCAACTTGAGCGATAGCTACTGTAGCTGTCTGTTGAACTGCTTGGATAACGTTAGCAACGTAACCATTAACACCACCTTGTGTTGCCAAACTTGCATTAGCTGTTACGCTAAAAAAGTCTAACTTAGGACCAGCTGGGTTAAAAGGACCTTGAGCAGCAATGTTAGCTGTTTGAGCGATAGAACCGTTCAATACGTCTGATGCAAATACTGGTTGTGATCCACCAGAAACTTTATTAATATAAGCCATTTTTAAATCTCCTTAATATATGACCTCAAAGGGTCTGCTTGTATTTATACCGTTTGGTAAATTTTAGGAGTTAGGTGACCAAATTAGGATTGTTTAAAATGCGATTTCCAGCGCTAAAACCAAAGCGATTTACCAGTTTGGCGCGACCGGCAGGAGTTGCAAGAACCCAACCTTCGTGCCCGGGCTCTTGACGATCTAGTTGCTGTAGCATGTCCATTTTTATTTCGTGAAGCAACAAGAAGGCACTAAATGCCGCGGTAATACCAGACATGTTGCTTCTAGGACTTTGTAGATATTCTACAATATTATTATACTTGCGAGGTGTTGTATTTTGTTGTAACCATGCGCCAAAATCAGGCAATAAGTTTTCGTAATCCTTAGTGATTCTAGAGTTGACATAACGCTTGCACAGTGCCGGTAAGTCGCTCAACTGTGCGGCTCGCAATTCCGCAGGATTAAAAAGTCCGTTAATATCTGTTCCATGTTGCGTGACTATCTGCCGCAGTTGTTGCACCATTTTTTTGTTTGGTGTTACATTTTTGATATCTTTGACTGTGGGCTCAATGATAAGAAGTCCAGGAACTTTCTGCAGGTTGACATGATGTATGGGCTCTGGCTGTGCATCAGCAGTCTTGTAACGAGTGTGAGCTGCTATGCCTATTTCACTAGCGCCAATAGCCTGACCTAAACGGCTATCGGCAGGAATACGATACTCAACAAAATTGGGTTTGAATTCGTAAGCGCCCGATACTTCTGGAGGTGTTTCGGTATAAAGTAAATCGCCCTGTATGTAACCTTTGAAGTTTTTAGGTGTTGATGCTTCTAGCAAGGGCCATAATTTAGTGTAGATATCAATCAGCTCTCCGCGTTCGCCACCACGTTGACTCATGATACCGGCCAACTGTTGCATGCTGGTTGCACGACCTGCATAGCCCTTGGCGCCAAAGCCCGACTTGTCAGTCAATACAAATTGTCCATTTTCGTCACGTCCCCAGATGATGGCAGGCTTGCCATCCCATTTGACTGTGGTGTGTTTGCGAGTGTCTTCGGCAGCGTGATTCATTATGCTCATGGCTTCTTCAACACCACGTGTGCCGCGATCAAATACTAGATCTTCAATGTGCGGAATGCGTGCCTCGGCTTCCATCAAGGCAGTTTCGATCAAGGGGCGCATGCCTTGATTAACAATACGGTCACGTAGTTTGGCCAGGAAGTTGACTTCTGTGTAGCCAGTCACCGCTGGTATACTAGCACCTTCCATGGTATCTTCCATGAATGGCAAGCCCTCGCGCTCCATGTGAGCTTTAAAGTCTGCCAGTTTAGCTTCTCGCCCAGGATCTGTGCTTAGGGCTTGCAAGATAGATTCTACGCTGGCCAAGTCCTGGCGTGTAGCTGTTCGGTTTAATAAAATTTTTGCCACCTGATCTGGGTCATTGGTAATTAGGGCATTGTTGTCACGATCAGCAATACCGGCCAGTTGATTTAGTTTGTAACCCATGCTTTTGGCGATACTATTCATCAGCACATTGCGCTCACGGCCTTTATACTTGCTGTCTACAGGCATGGCGCCCAACACAAACTTTGACCAAGGCACGTCTTTCATAAACATGAAGTCTGTTTGAACAAAACCGGAATCTGGACGACCTATGATGGGTGTTTTAAAATGCACCGCCGAGCCAGACTTTTTGATCCACTCTTCGGGTTTGAAACCATGACTCTGTGCCCAGCGTGTAAGCTGTGCTACCAGTTGTTCTTTGCTTAGTTTGTTGGCGTCTATGGCAATGTCTAAATCACCCGAAGTATCTTTGATACCTGTAGACCCCAGGGTATTGTTTTGTAGGTCCAGGCCTGGCAACATTTCTTCCAGCCAGGCCAAGGTAGGTTTAACGTCAGTCTGATTGATACGTTGTGTTAGGGCGCGGCCATCGCCGTCTTTGAATACATTGCCACCTTCAAAGATATTCATCCTACAGCCCCAATTCTTGTTTTAGCATGGCCAGGCCTTGTGGGGTTCGTGCTAGGGCTTTCAACTGAGCTAATTGTTGTGTTCCTATGCCCAAATTGGTTTGCACGGTGCCATATTGATTTTTACTGGTCTGTGCAAGACCCTGGACTCCAGCAACAGCTAACATGATGTAGTTTTGTATGGCCTGTTCATGCGCTGGCGTGCCAACTGTTTTGCCCACTTGCTGTAAAGCCTGATTCAACTGTTCTGCCAAATCTGGATATGCGGCCAGGACCTTTTCCATGGTGACTGTTTCGCCGGTGGCAGGAACTCGAGTTGCCAGAGTCTGATTGGCCCAACGTTTAAAAGT